TCCGCTGGTGGAAGGGTCGCAACGAAACCCTGGGCAAGCCTGCCTGCGAAGAATCCGACCCGAGTCCGAGCTCCGAGTGGAACGCCGCCTGGAACGCCGTGCGCACCCTCCTGGTCGAGCGCGGCAGCCAGGGCCCGATCCTTCTCCTCGCCGGTTCTACCCGAACTGGGAAAACACTCCTCGCCACCGGTGCCGGCCTGCTGATGATCCGGCGAAAGCGTCGCGTGCTGTACAACACCTGGTTCCGGTTAGGGCTGGACTTCGAGGAAGCGATGCGACCCGACTCCGACCGTTCCCGCCGCGAGGTCCTGGATGATGTCACCACGCCTTGGCTGCTGATCCTCGATGAAATCTCCGGAGGCCTCGATAGCGAGGCCAATGCGCGACTCTTTCGCCAGCTCCTGACCGAGCGCGAGGGTGCGTGCAAGCCCACGATCCTCATATCAAACCATAGCCTGGCCGCCCTCGGGAGTTTCTTCCCCGAGAGCATCATGGCCCGGATTCAAGGGAAGGATGGCCTCATCAACTTCGACTGGGAACGCCTGGATGAAAGCCGATAAACTGCCACCCCACTCCATCAGCGCCGAGCAAGGTGTGCTCGGGTGCGTTCTGCAGGATCCCAAGACCGCCCTTCTCGTCTGTCGCGAAGCCCTGCCTGAGCCCTCGGCTTTCTACGATCTGCGGCACCAGATCCTTTATGGAATGTTCATTGCCATGGAAGACGGGGGCGCTCCGATTGACATGCTCACCGCCTGCAACTGGCTCACCACCCGTTCCCAGCTCGAGCGCATCGGCGGTGTCACCTACCTCAGCGAGCTTCCGGATCGCAGCCCGAGCGCGGCCAATGTGGGCTACTACGTCGAGATCGTCCGCGACAAGTGGTTTCGCCGCCGCAAGCTAGCGGCCCTCGTCGAAGCCCAGGCCATGGTGGAGAACGAATCCACCGAGCTCGAGCCCGCACTCGACGCCGCGGACTCACTCGTGATCGGGGCCAACGATAACCTTGGCCAGTCCGCCGTGGAGCCGATGTCCGTCCTGGTGCCCGCGGTGATGGATGGAATTGGGCGCTCCTTTGAGCATCGCAACCAAGGTCTGATGGAGGGGTACACGACCCGCTTCGGATACCTGGACAAGCTCACGGGCGGCTTGCGTGAGAGCGACCTGTGGCTCATCGCCGGCCGCCCGAGCACGGGCAAATCTTCCCTCCTGTGCAGCATCATGATCCAGGTGGCCGTGGAGTGTAAGATCGCCTTTGGCTTTCTCAGCATTGAGATGCGCCGCGAAGCGATCGTTCGTCGAATGCTCTGCGCGATGTCCGGCGTGGACCTCATGCATGTCCAGACTGGATTCCTTGCGCGGAAGGAGTTCGAGCGACTCCACGCAGCGGCCGTGCGCCTGGCTTCCTCTCCCATCTTCATTGACGACACCCCATCGATCACCCCAGCCCAGCTAAGGAGCAAGGCCCGCCGGCTCGTCCATGGTCACGGGGCGAAATTGCTCGGCATCGATCACCTCCACGATGTGTACGTCCCCGAGGCCCGCGGCGACGAGCGACTCCAGGCGGTGGAAGCTGGCATGGCGGTCCATTGGGCAGCGAAAAGCCTTCGCGTGCCCGTGATCGCCCTCGCTCAGTTGAACCGCACCCTCGAGAGCGAATCTGCAAAGAGCCGGAGCCGGCGGCCACGTATGACTGACCTGCGCGGCTCGGGCAACCTGGAGCAGAAAGCCGACCTGATCGGAATCCTCTGGAGAAACCGGGAAGACGAGCGGACGGAAGACGAGGAGGAGGCGAGTCCTGGCGAGGAGACCGTCATCCCGATGAGCCTCGAGATCGTGAAACAACGCAACGGTCCGGTGGGCGAATGCCGTCTCACCTTCTTCAAGCACACGACGAAATATGCGGATCGGTATGAAAACACGGGCAGCCTCGAGGGTCTTCATCGCAAACAGGACCAACGGGAGAGCTCGGAACCCAGGGACTTCCCGTTTGCTAACACGGAGGTCAAAACATGAATCAAAATTCCTCCCTGCGGTACATCCGGAGAAGTTGGGAAAGTCGTGATACGGCCGATCGTTACTACCGCGCTGAGGGGTTCATCGTTGGGGCGAGCATCTGCCGGCGTTGCGGGCACACCCTCGACTGCGCGATCCTGCCGGAGACCAACCGTCGGCAACTCCAGTGCATCTACTGCGGCGCGTGCGACTCGTCCTTTGATGAGAGGAGGGAAGAATGAGCCCGAACGCCGAACACACACTCTGGAAGGTGGCCATGCTCCTCAAAAGAAACATCCAGGAAGGAGTGGTTGAAGCGGGAAACTTGCCCGAATTAGCTGCGCTTTGCGAGCCATTAACTCACACAGAAAGGCTCGAAGTAAGGGAGGGACTCCTTCAACTGATTGAGACTCTCGAGGAGTCTATCGAATGAACTCCGACCCGCCAAAATGAACGAAGGCAGAAACATCCTGAAACGCTATCACGCCCCTGGTCTGTGGGAGGACATCGACGGAAACATCCACTGGAGCCTCCCCGATGTCTTGAAGCATATCGGCGTTGAGGACACACCTGAAAACAGGAAGGAAGCAATGGCTGCAATTCAGGAGCTTGTCAGAAACATAAACCCGTCCGCCCATCTTTTGTTCAGGAAAACCCCGAATAACTAAGGGAAGCCCGTGCCCGACCCGCCGAAGGAGGAGAAATGAAGAAGTCCTGCTGGATTCCCCTTACGGAGCGCAAACCCGAACCCGGACAGCGGGTCAGAGTAAAGACCTTTGCACACAGCTATTTCATCATGACGCGGGAGGAAATCGATGACACTGAAGAGTGGCTGAAACGCAACGGGCTGGATAAATGGCATCTGCGTCGTTATGGCCGTCCCACCTACCTCCAATACTGGATGCCGTATCCATATCCGCCGCTGCCCGACCCGCCGAAGGAGGAGAAATGAAACTCAGCACAAAGGAGACGCTCCCAATCTTGAAGTGCGAGAAATGCAACCTCCTGTTCAGTGATTGTACGCTGCTGCCAATGATTCGTGTACCGGCATTTGGCCCGTTCGATGAGCCCATTTGTACCCGTTGTCGCGAGGGGCTTGACTTCAAGGGGCATTGGACGGCCAAGGAAATAGCAAACCACGGGAAGCCCCTGCCCGACCCGCCGAAATGAAGAAAGACAACTATATTTATGTCGCGACCATCTCCTGTATTCATCACTACGCATTCAGCAAGCCGCGTGATGCGGTTGCACTGCTGGAGAAAGCGTGGGCGAAGGTCAATGGTGAACTTACGCCAGAAGACATCGCAGAGGCTGTGGCCACGCTAGAGAAGGGCGGAGAATACCACATCAAGGAGATCGACTCGTGCGTCGTAGCGTTTCCACTAAACGCAGCCAACCCGAAGATAGGGAAGATCAGGTATTGTCCCGGGCATGCCGATCCGCCGAAATGACCGAGCCCGTCCACATCCTCGTGACCTGCCCGAAGGTGGAGCTTCTGCCGGCGGCGACTCTTGTCTTCCAGACGATTCGGGTGGGGTTCCCGGACCAGCCGGTCTACGTCCAGGCCAATGGCTCGCTGGGTCTCAATTATCATCCGATCCGGCGCGCGGTCCTCGCGGTCGGCGGGCGCTGGATGGAGTCCCCTTACGACGGAGCGCATGACGACTGGATTGCGAGGCAACTGCAGTGGGCCACCTCCCCTTTCTGGATTTGCGATACGGACGTGGTCTTTTGGCGACGCTTTGAATTCGAATCCGATGGTTCGACGCTGGCCGGTGTCCGCACCCCATCTTTCTATGAGCCCTGGAGTAAGGCGCAGTACCGGGAGCGTCTTCACACCTGCCTGATGCGGCTCGACCCCCAGCAATTCCAGGACGCCACGATGGCCTATATGGATCGGGTGAACCTCTATCCCTTTCGTCCGGCGATTGAGCTCGTCCGCCAGCAATGGCAACCCGAGCGGCGTGGCAATAGCCTCACGCATCACTTCTATGACACCCTCGCCATGGCGTGGCACGCCTTCGGAGGCCAGGAATTCAACCGCGAACAGATCGAGTCCTTCGATCACCTCAACTGCGCGACCTACGTGGACCGGATCGCCCCTTCACTCGACTTCGACATCCAGGCCGCTCACAAGGCGGTGTACGAGGACCCTGAACGTCTCCGCGGTTCATGGGCCCGCCAGTTCGAATGGTTTGAATCTCACAAGGAGCCCGCAATCACCATGAAAGGGAAGGTCAACAAATCGGAGTGATATATGAAAGCTGACAGCGAGGCGGAAGTGGAAACATGGTTCGTCAACAATATTGCCCTCCTGCGCAATACCGCAGGCGCGGCGCCGCCAGCAGCCGTGGAGGCTCAGCGGTACGCCCTGAAGTGGCTCGAGAGGGCCCATGAGAAATTCAATGAATCGCGGAAGGAACTGAAGTCGCCTCCGCCTGCCCCTGTGGCTGTGGTCGCGCGCCCTTCCCCGCCCCGTCGAAAGACCAAGACGACCCGTTAGATGGCGACGCAGACCCTCAACGACGACTGGCTCCTGGCCCAGGCGCGAAAGTTCCTCGTGGAACATGCGCCCGCGCCTCACCCGATCCTGCGGCTGCCCACCGAGCGGGAGGTCGCGGCCGCAATGCGCCGACCTCTCCAGAGCGGGCTCTATGTCGTTGCGGCCCTTTTCGCCGAGTACACCAAGCGGATCGAGGACGCCGATGAGCGGACGGGCGAACCGCTGACACACGGGTTCATCCTGGACGCATGGTACAAGCTCGTGGAGCAGTTCCAGTTCGCGCGGACCGTCTACTGCGGCGGCGGGAAGCGGGCCTCCAAGACCGAGTGCGCCGCGTGGCTCTTCGTCAAATCGTGCCTCGCGTACCCCGGCGGCCGACGTTGGGTCTTGGGCGAGACCGAAAACTCCTCGCAGAACATTCAGCAACCGGCGATCTGGCGTTACCTCCCGCGTTCGTGGCGGACCGATCTCAACGCCCGCGAGTCCCGTGACTTCAAGCTGAAGTACGCCGAGGGCCGCGGATTCTCGGACAACCTCCTCGTGATGCCGACTGAGCCGCCGACGATCGTGAAGTTTCTGAGCTTCATCCAGGACCCGAAGCACTACCAGGGGTGGAAGCTCGGGGCCGAGGTCCACAAGCCGGCGACGATCCAGTTCCCGGGCGAGCGCGAGCTCCCGTTACCCAACATGGGATGGTGGGCGGATGAGAATATGCCGCTCCTCTGGCTGGAAACGGCCGAGACCCGCTCCCAAGACTTGCAGGCGAGCGGACTCTGGACCTTCTCCCCCCTCGAGGGGATCACCGCGACGATCAAAGAGATGCTTGGGACGCCCCGGGTCCTCGAGGCGCGCGAGGCCGAACTCCTCCCGCAGCACCGGGTCCTGGTTCCTGGATGCCGGCCTGGCCAGATGCCGAGCGTAGTCGAGTGCAGCCGGCACCGGACTCGCGCAGTCTTCTTCTTCCGGAAAGACAATCCCTTCGGCCGTTACGAGGCCCACGCCGCGGAGATCCGCTCCCGACCTGAGACCGTGATCATGCGGGACTCGTATGGCTGGGCGACCGACATCCGACACCGGGCCTTCCCGAGGTTCGGCGCGGTCCACATCGTGAAGCCGGAACACCTGCCCCGGGATGGAACGAACTACCTTTTCACCGATCCCGCCGGCGCACGCCGTTGGGCCACGATCTGGGTCCGGGTCGATTCGCGCGGCTATCACTTCATCTACCGGGACTGGCCGCACAAGCACCTCTTTGGCGACTGGGCCGTCCCGAGCGATGCGGAGACCGAGCCCGACGGACGGGCGGGCCCTGCCCAGCAGAGCGATGGACTCGGGGTGACGGGCTACAAGGAACTCTTTCTCCAGTGCGAGACGATCCCGCTGACAATCGAGGCCTCCGGAGAGTGGACCGAGAAGGACCCTTATCGGCGGCTGCGGTGCGACCAGGTAATGCGGAGCGCCCGCAAGAAACCGACGGAGCCAGGCAAGTGGGATCCTGCGGACGTGCGTGAGGTCCGCGGCAGCCTGAGCGAACCGCTCCGGGAGACCATCATGGGCCGTTACATAGATCCCCGCGCCGCCGGCACCCAGCACGCCCAGGAGCAAGGAGCGCGCACGGTGATCGAGCTCTTCGCCGAACGGGTCGAGAATGCCAAAGGAAGCGTATCAGAGCCCATGACGATGGAGCCCGCGTACAGCGGTCGCCAGCTTGGCACGGGCGAGAATGCCCAGATCGGGACGGGCCTGAGCGAGGTCAACGAGATGCTGGACTGGGACCCGCTACACCCGGAAGGCCTCGTCCCTGGCGTGAACGAGCCGCGGCTCTACGTCTCGAGCGACTGTGAACAGGTGACCTGGGCGATGCAGACCTACACCGCCCGTGGCGGAGCCAAGGGGGGCTGCAAGGATTTCTGTGATTTGTTGCGCTACGTCTGCCTCGCGAACCTTCCCTACATTGGGGCCGAGGGGCTCGTGGGGACTGGAGGGGGAACCTATTAACAGTCACTTCCATCTTGTGGTGGACGGCTTTCGTCCGTGGCTGACGCCAAAGGAGGCCGTGAATCTCCTTGGCGAAGGCCGCCACTCCCTCCGCGCGTATCGCAGCCGCGGCAAGATCCGTTCCCGCCGAACCCCAGGAGGACACTGGCGTTACTGGCGGGATGATATTCTCCAAATGCTTCAACTATGAAACCCGACATCAAGGAAATCTCAACGGAGTTCGAGGAACTCATCACCGGCCCTGCGGACGACCTGACCCGCCGGCAACTCAACTACAACACCCGTTACTGCGTCTGGCCCGGCCAATCGACGGACCTGAAGAAGTGGAAGAAGAACATGCCCGGGGGCCAGGACGCGGTCCCGTGGGAAGGTGCGACCGACAGCCGGATCTTTCTCGTCGATCAATACATCAATGAGGACGTGGACACCCTTTGCCTGAGCTTCAGCCAGGCCACGCCCGAAGCGAAACCGGTGGCCCTCGATGACATCGCCAAGGCGAAGAGGACCTCGCAGTTCCTTCAATGGCTATGGGGATCGCAGATCGAGGACATCGACGCTGAGGTGGAGATTCTCGCCAACGGGATGCTCGAGGACGGCATTGCCTACGTTTCCGTGATCTGGGAGCGGAAGGTTGAGCTCACCGAGCAGGAGATGACCCTTGAGAATATTGTCCAGTCCGCCGAGCAGGCGAAATTTCAACTGGCCCAGGGCAACCCCGACCTCAACCTGCAGCTACTCGTGGCCCTGCCGCAGACCCTCATGGATCCGGACCGGGACGAGGACTCGATCGAGATCGTCAAGCTGATCTATAAGCAGCAGGCCTCAACACCGGACCTATACGAGACAGAGATCCCGGAACCCTCCCCTGAGGACATCCGCAAGGGGATCAAGGAACTCCGTGAGACCGGTCGCACCACGATCGCAGTCCCGCGCCTGGTGAGCAACAAGCCGCGTGTGACGGCCCTGCGGGACCGACTCGATCTCTTCCTGCCTGAGGACACCCAGCGGCTCCAGGATGCCCGCCGGATTTATCGCCGTGAATTCGTGACGGCCGAGGAGCTCGACAATCGCCAGCTCGCCATGGGCTACGACGAGGAATGGATCAAGGAGGTGAAGGAGCGGGGCAAGGGGCAATCCTCCGCCGAGTGGTACGCCGGGGTGGAGCAGCGATCGTCCTCTGGCATTTCAAGCCGTCGGACACCTGGCGACCCGTTTCTCGACATCGAAAACCTTTACGAGATCGTCCATTGCTACGAGCGCAAATCCAACGAGCGGGGTGTGCCCGGGATCTATTGCACGGTCTTCTCTCCCATTGTCACCCATGCCCACGGCAAGGAGCTTTACGCCTACTCTGGCCTCATCGGCTACAACCACGGTCGCTACCCTTTTGTCGAGTTTCCGAGGGAACGCCTGAGCCGGCGCTGCACCGATTCGCGCGGCTACGGCGAGGTCGGGGCAACCTTCCAGAAGCTCCTGAAGCTCGAGGCCGATTCCCGCAGCGACTCAACGAATCTCTCCACCATCCCGCCCCTGATGCACCCGGCGGGCCGGCCGCCGACCCGATGGGGTCCCGGGGTCAAACATCCATATATCCGGCCAAACGAATACTACTGGGCCTCGGTCCCGGCGCCTCCGGCGGCCTCGTTCGAGGTCTCTAAGGACATCCAGAGGCAAGCGGACCGGAGTTTCGCCCGGCCGAGTCCGGATGCGGACCCGACCTACTCCCGAAATCGGCGGATGCGGATGGTGGGCCGCTGGCTCTCGTGCTGGACCCGTGTCATGGAACAGGTCTTCGCGCTCTGCCAGCAATTTGAGCCGGACGTGTTCTGGT